CAGCTCGGTAATTTTGCCGCCCTTTTTTGACAGAATCTCGTCTCTGCTCAGACCCATTTCATACCTCGATTATGCAGTAATTTGCATGGTAAAAGAGAACTTCAACACATCGTCGCCGAGCGCTACGGTCGGATCACTGATTGACATGACGTAGCCAGTGTAATCAATGAGATCGTCGATGTTTGCGCCAGGCAGGTTGATGTTCAAGACCGTTGCGGTCTTTGCGCTCAGCCTGGTCCTGACCACCGTAAGCTCGTTGGTGGCGGTTAGCGTGTCGGTCAGGTAGCACTCGACGGTTACCTGTCCCGGATCGATCCGCGATGGCAGTTTGACAAGCACCGTATCGCTCAGCGCTGTAACGTCGGCCATGGCGATCGAGCGCGATACGCCGCCCATCGATGTGGGAAACAGCGTCATGCTATTGCCGCCGCCCACATCAGTAAGAACCGCACTTGTGCCAGCAGGAAATACAAATGCCATGGTGATACTCCTTAATTAAGCGGTGATTTGCATGTTGAAAGAAAACTTGAGAACATCGTCACCGAGCGCTACGGTCGGATCAGTGGTCGACATAACGTATCCAATGTAGACGCACAAAGTGTCAATGTTTGCGCCAGGCAGATCGACGCTGAGCAGACTCAGCGTTTTGTTGGTGCATCTCGCCCTGATGATTGTCAGGTGATTCGTAGCTGTAACAGTGTCGTCGAGGTAGCACTCGACGGTGACCTGACCAGGATCGATGCGTGCTGGAAGTTTCACCAGCGTGGTATCGGTCAGCGCACTGATGTCGGCCATCGCAATCGAGCGGGACACACCACCGATGGATGTAACGCTGAGCGTAATCGATGCGGTGGTATCCGTGTTTGCCAAAGTCGCAGAGGATCCAGCAGGAAATACAAACGCCATGACTTGTCTCCTATTCGGTGTATGAACCTGTAATTTCCAGCGTGATCATCCGCGCCGACTCGTCAGATCCGTCAGCGTATATCTCGTTCTGTGCCTGCTCGTTGTCCACTCGCCACTGCTGCACTGCCAGCGTGCCGATCGTCTGCCGCCCTGGTACAGCTCGGATTGCCTCGGCCACCCACTGCGCTGAAGTTTGCGCCTGCACGCGGGTGGTGGCGATTACGGTGAGCTGCACGCTCTCTGTGGTGCCAGCCACCAGACCTGAGGTGGTTACCTGCCTGTTGCGAGATCCTGACTGATAAACCGCATATGGCTGAGCTGTATTTGCTTGAGGCGCCTGGTCAGGCGAGATCCCGCCCGGCAAACTGGCGGCGTAACCAGTGTACCCGGTTAGGTAGGTTCTGATCGCCTGACCAAGCTGGCTCATGAGTTAAGCGCCTTGTCAAACTCTTCATTAAGTATTCTGGTTGTAGTAAATATCACCTGAGACTTTGCCGACGCATACGCGCGGCCAATAAAGTCAATGCCCATTACTCGCTTGGTCCGACCAGTTCCAAACAGTTTTGCAGTAAACCCGTTATTGACCAAGTGACCGTAGTAGACCGGGTTGGCCATCACCATTGAGTTGCGCACAGTCTTGTCGCTCTTAGTTGGTTTATGCCATTTTTTGAACGCAAATCCACCCATTGCATAACGCGGGCCAACATCCGCAAAAACGCTGCTCCGCCTGGTCGTTACTCGTGCTCCGATTACCTTTTTTAGAAGACCAGTTTGCCCGTAGGTAAATACCTTTTTTCCGTTGTAGATTGACCTTTTTCCCCGAGTATTTAGCATTGATTTCATCGCTTGCACTATTGGCGTAGAGGAAGTATTTGCCGCTCGTCGCAAAATTGGTTTGACCTTTTTTCCCATACTTCTGAGCTCGTTAATAGTCTGCGAGAATCCAGCCACGTCAATACCGACAACCATTTTGAAGCTGTCGCTTTGTCCGGCTGTAGCTGCCATCAGAGGTTTTCCTCCGCATCAATCGCCATCTCAATCTTACGCTCGTCTAGTTTACGGATACCCTTGATGTTAAATAGCCGAGAATCAAACGACACGCGGTCCATGATTGTCACCGCAGACTGATACCTGATCACAATTTTGTGAGTGATCGATCCCACCTGCTGCATGGCGAGCTGCGACTCTGCAGAGCTGGTCGGAGTAATCGAGCCCCAGACCGTAGCGTATGTGCCCCAGGTGCGCGTGGGCTGGCCAGCAGCATCGACCGTGTCGGTCGGCGACTGCAGATCCAGCCTGTTTCGCAGAGCACCAATGTCCACTATTCGTAGTCTCCCGAGTCGTACAGTTTCAGGATCGTATCGACCGCCAGCGGCAGCTCTGTGCCAGCGCCCACATCGACTGCGGTGCGGTGCTCGTACCAGTGCGATACCAGCATCATGATCGCCATGCGCAGGAGCGCAGGCACTGATGCCGCTGTAGTGCCGTAGCCTGCAACAAAGTCCACCTCGACCGCCTTTTGCTTGCTGACTTGCGAGACGGGCCAGATTGCGTTTGGAGTAAGGTTTAGTCGAGGAGGATTATCGTAAAGATCAAGCTCAAATCCAGTCGAGTAAGTTAGTGTCTGCTGAGTTGCGTTATTGTCGTAATAACGGATCCGAGGCATCGCATATGAGTACGAGCCGCCCACACTAATCTCGACTAATGGAGACCTTGGTAGGCGGATGTTATCGTGGGGAAACTCATCCATCTGGTAGCGGAACGTTTGGTTAATTAGGCTCCGCCTGGTGTGACGTTCCACCAGAACGCGAGCCGCCGTAATCATCACGGCAATCTCAACATCATCGGCGCTGGTGTCGATCCGCGCGTGCAGCTTTGCCTCGGCCAGAGTTACTGGCTCGATCGTTGGCTCGGTCAGCACACGCAGAGAGTTCGACACTAGCGGCGACTCCGTTTAGAGGATGCCTTTGCCTCGGGATTCTCAAGCTCTGGAGCAGATTCGGCGATGCCGATAGCCACTCCGCATTCGATGAGGCGCTGACCCTCGAGATCCGGGATCTCGAGGATATCGCCCGCCACCAGCAGGAAGGTATCTCCAGCCATGCTCATCAGCAATTGCACTTTCACAGATACCTCCTGTCCGTAATAACCACAGAGACAAGGATCACGCCTGGGTCAGACGCTTGATGGCGCTTGACTGGAGCACCTTGGAGTCGCGGCGACCAGTAGCCAAGAATCCGGTAGCGTACTGCTCAGCGTAGCGCTCGTTCATCCGGGTAATCTCCAACTGGCTGGAGTCGCGGATGATGAATTTCTGGAAATCACCAAACAAGATCGTCTTTGCCGTGGTCACAATAGACGCGGCCATGTTGTTGTTCACAATGACTTCGCGGCCGAACAGTTTCGGCTCGTTTCCATTGATCAAGTCGGCGACCAGTGGGCGACCCTGACCGTCCTGCAGTTTCAGGATCGCAGTCCAGACCGACTGGTGCATCATGAATTTTCCATTGATCTGATAGCTCCAATCGAGGGAGTTCACCAAACCCTGGAGATCTACCAGGGTGATAGCCGTGGCACCTGCAGCAGTGATGCCAGCAGACGACCCAGTCACCACACCCTCTGGCTGGCTGGAGCCAGTACCTGTGGCGAACGCAGCGGCCTCAGATCGCCCGATCCGCTCACCGAGCAGACCACCAATCTCACTGGCCAGGTTGATGCCGTTGTCCTGCAAGAGCTCGTTGGAGCACAGCACCAGGGACTGGTATCGATACGCGCTTAGCGTCACTGCCGTGAACGCCATATCCAGGACGGTCGCAGCAGTGACCTCAGCCCCGAGCGCGCCGGTGTTGGCGGTGTCGTCGATGCACGGGATCGGCAAGCTGTTTCCAGTCTCGGTAGTGATCACCCGGGCCACGCTGCGAAGAGGATTGAAAAACAGAGTTTTGCGCTCAAGTTCAGCCAAGAAACCCGCGGGAATCGTGTAACCACCAGCCGCGCTCACAGTGGTCTGGCCAGTTGCGGACCGCTGCTCCTGCAGCCTGTCGATCACAATGGTGTTGCTGCGCAAATCAAGCCCACTACGCTGAGCCGCTCCGCGCTGCTCGTCGGTGCACTGGTTGCCCAGCAGCCACCCACGCAGGGCGAGGTTGCTGTCACGCTGGGCGCGGCGATCGTTGAGATCGCGGGTGTATCCAGGTCCGTCATTGCTCTCAATCGGCATCGCTTGGCTCCTTTTGCTTGTCCATTTCTCCATTATTTCGAGCAGGCGGATCTGGAGATTTTCCAAAGCGCGACCTGGCTCAGCCGCAGGAGCAGATG